TCTTTGGAGTCTTTCGACATAGTTTTCACATAGAGTAAACACAACCTAGTATCTTTTGGATGCTTGTTAAAATCACATTCGATGGGAATAACTATAGAGTCGAACTTATTGAAAGTTTTTGCAAACTTTCCAAACTCTTTAGATGTTTCTACTATAACCAATTTATAACCTTTATTTGTAAATAAGTATCACATAACAATCTCAAAATGTAAATTAATATCCACCGCTCGTACCACCACCAGCGCCACCTGATGTTACTCCTGGTGGAGGACCAGATGGTGCACTTCTTTGTCTATTCGTCTTTGGAGTAGTAGTTGTTTGTGTTGGTTCTTCACCTTGACTTTGTTCTGATGATATTCCTAATCTATTTTGTATCTCCTCTTTAGTGTTCAACTTTTTAGCAGAACGATAATACTGATAATCAGGTAATAACTTACCTATGTTTGGTATTGTACGGGAAGCAATTAATACTTCTCTACGATTGTATCTAAACACTCTTCTTTTATTTCCTCTTATATACCAAAGTAACGATACATAATCATAAAGTGGTGATGTTTCAAAGTCATCAGCTGATATTTCAAAAGTGTAACTACTCTCATTTGTTTTCTTTGCAAAGTATCTTGTCATCCTACCAAAGCTATAATCTTCTTCTGTAGGTAAAGTAACCTTAGACTCTAACTTTAAAGTTTCTTGTTTGTTTAATTGATTATAGTAATTGAAATCATCACTTTGTAAATCTGACTTAAATATTAATTTAGTTTGTTCATTGTGTTCTCCACCGCTCATATAATAAACTTCTAAATCTTTTGTGTAATGAATATGATATAAATCACCTTTAGGAATGTATTTACCACGCTTAGTGTAGAACTCTTTTTCTCCAGCTACTTGATTTTTCTCTACTCTAACTGTCTTTTCATGTACGTTAGAGATAGCAGGTGAAACCACATTAAGTTTCTTTTTTCTATCTTCTAATATTTTTTCTAATTGAGGATTCATTTACTTTCTCCTAACTACCTGAATAATTTGGGTTGAAACTTCCACGCCAGTAAATACTTCGTTGTGTCCTCATAAGATTTTTTGGTATTGGAGTACTGGAATACAAAGTATTTTTAGTAGCTTTAGTTACACCTGTTCTATTTGGTTCTTCTATATATTGGTCCCAAAATCTTTGTCTAGTAGAAAAAGATAATCTTTCTCTTAGTAGAGTTTGTAAGTTACCATTACTATCCTTTTCAGAACCACCAGGTTTTCCATTTGCTTGTAAATACAATGGTCTCCAATCTTCTCTTATACTATAAAGAATCTCATTTTGTTCCTTTGTTCCTCTGTATGTAGATTTTAAATCTACAACTTCTTGCGTACCCATAATTAGACTTGGTGGTAATGTTGCTTTTCTACGAACCTGAACTCTTATATTCTTATTGACTTCTATTGTAGCCACTGTAGGATTTCCATAGTCTATCTCTTTTTCCTCAACTATAGGAGTCTCAAATCTTTGTGCTTTTGGAACCTGACCAGTTTCGTTGGTTAGTTCAGGAGATGGATGAACATAAATAATCTTCTGTGTTTGTAATTGTTCCTCTTTACTCGTAGCTTCTGCTTCTGGTGGATTACCTACTACAGGAGCAGACCCTTGACTTGCTGGAACTGTAGGTTCTGGCTCAATTGGATACTCCAATAAATCTGTAGGGTTATTAGAAGCATCTTGACCTAAGTTATCAGGAGGATTTAGAAAATCTTCCTCACTCATTATAGGTCCAACATCTAAAAGAGGAACATCAGGCGGTGGTGGTTCAGGTACTGATTCTGGTTGTAATTCTATTTCCGCTCTAGCATTTCTTAAATCTATAGTGGATGGAAATGGTGGTGGTGTCCAAGATGGTATATCATCAAACTCTAAATCTTCTAAATCTTCATCTCCCTCTATATCAACATCGGTAAAGGATTCAAGTGGTACTTTCAATGTTTCATGTGGAGCAGGAAAGGTATTAAAACTTGTATCACCTTCATCAACATCTCCCTCTATATCAACATCAGTAAAAGATGGTACAGAGACAAATGGTCTTTTAGCTTCAGGCAAAGGAGTAAAATCTTTTTTGTTTTCTTGTGGTTTAGGTCTATCTGCGGGTGGTTGGAATTCTATCAATCCTTCATTAGGTAACTTATTCATTCTCATTAATGTTTTTATTTCAGTAGTCCATCCTGAACTATCTACTTTTTGAGTGGTTCCTACTACCTGAAAGTAACAAACAGGTCCTATTTCTTCTGTGGTGCTTTCAATTCTCTCAAAAGAACCAATCGGTTCACCTGTTTCACCTGGACTTAAAAGTACATTTGTATCTTGAGATACTTCAAAAGTACTAATAAGAACATGCTGTAAAGAATCTTTGTATACATTTTGTATGTATTTTGTATGAACAATATCTCCAGGTAAAATTCCTCCTGTTCCATCTATTTCCAAACCCAACTCAGCCGGAATCAAAGAATTTAAATCAAACTGAGCCATTGGTGAACTAGCATTTAAATAACTACTTATAACGCCTTGTGCTTCTGGCAATAACTTTAATTCACCACCATCTTTTTTGTAAAAAGGTTTTTCTTCGGTTTGTTCACCTTCGACTTCAAATAATAGTTGTCCATTTTTAACTATAAATTTTTTCTGAACCTCTTTGGTATCCTCTTTTGATTCCTCTTCACCATCTTTATAATACTTTCTCCATTTGTAACGTTCATTATTTGTGCTAAAATTTATACCATATCCAGTTGTTACGGGAGAATTAGGGTTAGATTCTAAATTACCGATTCTTCTTGATTGTAGCTGAAACTCAGAGTCTGATTCATCAGTTGCTTTAGGCTTAACCTCTGAATTAGATGTTTCTAAATTTTTAAGAAATTTATCTGTGTAGGGATCTTCGTATCCTTCTACTTGATGAGATCTAAATAGCTTGTCAAAGTTAGTGCCAGATTGTATTGAGCTTTCTCCTTTTACTCTATTACTTCCGTAGAGAATTGATATCGCTTGTGCAGATGGTATTTTGAACTCCAATGTTTGGTTTTTTACGATACTACCATCTTGAAATGATGGAAATTGAAATATTCCAAGATTCTGAACCTTATGACTGTTATTGTCATTTAAATATGTGGTGTATAAAGGATTGTCGTTTTCAGTATCTGATTTATCAATTATTTTTAAGTTTGTAGAATCATACTGGTCAACTACAAGATCAAAATCCCAAACACTATGAAAGTTAGAATTTAAAGAATTTAACAATATATTAATAGCATTCTCAAAAGTACCGGGAGGTGTAACATTGTCTTGATTTGTTTTGCTGTTCTTTGGATCTTTTACACCAAAGGCTTTTTGTATTTCATCTATATTCATCCAAATATTTCTTAGTTTGCCTTTTTTTGAATCTAAACCACTTTTAAAATATTTTTTCTTAAACTTAAAACCATTAGGTTCTTCGGTTAGAGAGAAAAGGTTTTTGAAAAATAGCTGGTCTTCAGTAGCTTCACCACTTCGGTCAAAATATATAAATTTACCAATACCAAAACTTTTTTTCTTATCAATATTTTTTATATCAAGTATATTTCTTCCTTCTAAAGAGTCAAGAGTAAAGAAAGAAAAAACATTATTTGGAAGTAATAAATCTGTGTTTCTGATTAGAGTTTCTCTTTTTAAAACACTGTCGTACTCTATTATATTATCCAAATCAACATCGTATTTTGTTTTAAATGCTTCATACTCTTCATCAGTCGCAAAGTCCAAATCTTCTAACTCTGACTTTGTGATAGGTTTTCCCTCATCATCTAAAACTGTATCGATACTCCTCATAGTCATTTTAACTCCACTGCCATCTTCAGAGCCGCCATTGAAAGATAAATATCTATTTAATATTTGGTCTTCGAACCAACCCCATGTAACCATTATTTTTACAACACCATTATGTATGGTATACAAAACATTAGGGTTTTCTTTATCATCAGCTGCTATACCATATTTATAACTTGAAGAATCTAATTTTGCTGAACCCAATGGCATTATTGTAAAGTTTTTTTCTTCGCTGAATATATGTTCTTGCGCATAGTATTCACTGTATAGAGCAGCTTTATTCTTATATTCATACTTATTAGCACCAAAAACATCAGAAACTATGATATCTTTTAGATTTAAAATACAATTGATGATATTATCAGGAGCATCATATTTTGGTTTTGAGGTAGAAAATGTTTTTCTAGTACCTACACTGTTACCATCTTCATCAATCGGTTTTTTAAATAAAGATGAACCTAAACTTATGATAGTAGTGGTACAATCAAAACCACCATCATCTCTCAAAGTGTAATTAAAATTAGTTACTTGTCCACCTATAGCATCGTAATCACCAGCTGAATCTAAAACTCTTTGTTGTGGATTTGTAAATATTTCTTGGTCAACTTCATATGTGATTTCATTAGTGGTATTATTTCTTCGTCTAATAATAAACGGACTTATACCTTGCTCTTTTAGACTTTTGTTTTTCGCATTAACCCAACCCCAATCTACTACTACAGTTTTTCCAACTGTTAAAAAGTATGGAGTTAATGCGTCCAAATCATCTATAGATGGAACGCTCCAATTCACAACACATTCTCTTATAGCCTTAAAACCACCTTTATATTCTACATTTATATCTTTTATACCAGGAATACCTCTAATACCTGTAGAACCTTTTCTGTAAGTTTTATTAAAACCAAAACTTATTCCATCTTCATCTTGTTCTCCGCCAGATATTAAAATATTATCAACCTCTGATTTATTAGAACACATTCTTACGAATACAGTTCTGCTGGCTAAATCGCTTAACTCTAAAAAATCATCTGGTGTGCTTTCCTGTGATGGTTTAGTCTTTCTGGCTAAAGCTCTTTCTTTAGCTTTTAATTTTTGTTGTATTTTTTTAGAGACGAGTTTTGTATACATGATTAGTTTGAGTTATCTATTGATTCTAATATATCATCTATCTCCGTTGGTATTCTGAGTTTTACTTCTGGATTTGGTGAAATTTTACCATTACCTATTTCATTAGCTTTAGCTATAATCCACCAAAGATTAGAGTCCTCATAATACCTTTGCGCTAAAGTATCAAACCTATCACCATATAACGGATAAATAAAGATATCTGTATCTTTTATTGGAATATTAGGTATTATTCTCGCTTTATAATATCTAATATTATTTTTATCTTTTCTAATTTTATTATTTCTGTATCTCATAATTTACCTTATTCATTTGGTTGGTTAAGATGTTTAAATACAGAGTTTCTCCAACTTCTTTTTCTTGATGGATAACTATTAAAACCTAAATCTTTTCCAGAGTTTCTATTCTCACTTAAGCCATCGGAATTTACCCAATCTAAATCGTAATGTTTTCCTTTAGTAGCAAGAGCATACTTTCCAATATGTCTAAATTCACAAGCTGCCTTTATAAAGTGTGGATATTGTAACTTTTCATCTATCTCCCAAGTAGATTGTTCTTCAACTGTAACTGTCAAAGAGCTAAGTATACCAGGAGTATTGACAAACATATCACCCATAGTCAATTCAATAAATGGTGTAATCATTCTATCTTCTGAAGTATAAGACGGATAACATAAACCAACTAAGTAATTTAATTTTTCCATAAGTATAGGAAGTTCTTGTTTTGTTTTTGGATAAAGACTAAAAGTAAAAGATATATTTCTATCAGCACCTTGATAAGTAAAAACTTTATCTGGTCTTCCTATATATCTTTCTTCTCCATATTCAGGAGTCACTGTATCTGTAATACCCTCTAATATAGCTCTAAAAATTAACCACTTATTATTAACTACATCTCTAAATCTAAACTTTATAAAATCATTGTTAACAGTGTCTGGTGGTAATGGAAAATCATTTTGAGTTTTACTATTTGAACCATATGGTATCATATTGATAGTATCTACATTACTAGAATCAGTATCTATTTGTCCTTTTACTTTACCTAAGACTTCATTATCTTTTACCTCTTCATTTGTGTTGTAAACACCAATTCCTTTACTTATTTTTCTTCCTCTAATTTTTGCTTGATTATCAGCTCCTGTTAATAAAGTTCCTTGTCCACTAGCGTCTAATTGTCTTGGTGTAATCAAATCTAAATTTTCATAAGAAAAGTTATCGTTTAATTGTGAATACCCCAAAGTAGAATGTCTTTTTATAAGATTACCATCATCTTTGATAGAAGTTTTTTTATTAAAAGTACCACCTGGTTTTTGAAAAACCTTATCCACATCAGTAGTCAAAGTATCCTTACCAACATAAAAAGTAGGAATACCATTCGTTATACTAATAGGAGCAGATGAAATTAACGCTGAATATCGATTAGGATTTGATAAAAGTATTGAAGCAGCTGCTTCAGTACTATCAATTATTTTGTTAATTTTTTTCTCAGCTTTATTTATTTTTTTATTAGCTTTATTTACAAAAAAGTTAAGAACATTATTGAGACTTTCACTTTTTGTTTTAACTTTTGGTATTTGTGGTAAATCTATATCAGGAATAAAATCATTTGAAAAGGCCTGCGATTGATAAGAAAGTCTACCATCACCATCATTTGTTCCTAATACTATTGGTTCGTATCTATCCGATTCGATTAAAGCAGATGTGACATTAGCATGTCTTTGTATATGAGTTGGAAATACAAATGATTTAGCCATTTCTGTTAAACCATTTACATTCATTTGTAACAAATCACCGACACCTGCTATTCCTATTGTAGAGAAAGGATTGTAAATTCTAGTTTCTAATGTAGGATTTAAAAGTTGTAAACCTGCTTGTTTTGCTAAAAAAAGTCCACCTTTTGGTGAAGTCAAGAACTTGAATATTCTAACTTTATCTGCCAAATCTCTTGATGTTCTTGTTAGTAAACCAACAAAACCTAAAGCACCTGATAAAGCATTACCGGGTGTACCACCTACTAATTTTTCATTTATATAATTATCCCAATTAGAATTAACATCTCTTAGTATAATTGGATGAGTGTCATTACCATCAAAAGGACCTCTGTTAGCTACTCTTCTAAAATTAGATGTACCAAACTTATTTAAAATATTCATTCCATTTGGAACATTCTGAAATGTATCATTTTTAAACTCAAATAATTGTTTTATGTAGTCACTATCATCGTATGTTTTTTGTGTAGGTGGTACAGAAAAGTCACTAAGTGTGAAAGGCCCTTCATTTTTAATTGAAACATAATTTGCATTTTGAGTAGCTAGTGGATTATCTACTGTATGAAGAACTCTCCCCACATTAAAAGTTTGTGAACTAATACCACTAACAAAATCACTATATCTACTTTGAAAATTTACTCTACTCATAAAATCTGTAGTAGTTGCTGATGGAATCTGTTGTGTGTCATTAAAAGTCCAATTACCAGAACCATCCTTCTTAGCTACAGTCAAAGTTAGTGAATCATTTGTTGGTGGATTAAACATACTAACATAACTGGCCAAAGGCGTAGTCATAAAATCATCAGTAAATTTTGGTTGTACTTTTGGAGCTAATATATTAGCTTGACTTTCATACTGATTTGGTAGAGAGTTATTTTCTCTAACATCTTTCATAAACTTATTATACTTACTCTCTAAATTAGTCTTAGGAGTAAAACCTTTAGCACCAGCAGAATTATTAGGAAAAAAGTCTACACCTTTCTCTATCTGACTGTCTAATCCATCGTACTGAGATTGTCCTTTGAAATTAGATAAATCTGATACTAAATCTTTTAAAGCCACTTCCTATCTCCTATGAGTTTAATCCAAGGTCACTAACCTTATTTGTTAATCTATTCATTAACGTTGCGTTTTGTTCTAATATTTGTTTTAGTAACTTATTACTTTCTCTTCCACCAAATTGTGAACCAGCTATAGTTTCACCTCTATGAACTACAGCTAAACCTGTTTGTCTAACTACACCACCTGTTTGTGCTTTTGGAGCACCAGCTGCTATGCCCCCACCACCAGCTACTAACTTACCTAACTCAGCCGCACTAACACCTATAGCATCTGCTAAAGCTTTTCTTTGTATAAAATTTAAAGCTTGAAACTCTGCTTGAGTTCCAACTTGTCTTACTAACTCTCTTTGTAAACTCTCTAAGTCTCCTGTTAAAGCTAACTCTCTAGCTTTATCTAAATTAAGTTGTCTACCTAATAAAACAGAAGCTTCCATTTGCTTTTCTATAGAAGTTTCAAAATCTAATAAACTTTCAGCTATACTAGCTACTTTACCCATATTTATACCGAGTTTAGCAGCCTGAATAGCAGCTCTGGCAATATTTCTTCCACCATCTCTTGCAAAAAGAGCAAATGATTCTGTATCACTAGCTATATCGTTTAGAACTTTAGCAGGAGCAACTCCTTCAGCTCTAGCAAGTTCACCAACAGAACCTATTAAGTTTAAGTTAGTTTCTATTGAAGCACCATTTATAGCTTGCATTTGTTTTAGTAACTTACCAGCATTATCTCCACTTAAACCAAACTGACCTGTTATCGAACCTAACTGAGCTGATACTCTAGCACTTACGACATCTAAAGAACCAAACTCATCTACTAATGAAGTTACAGCAGCCTGTGCTTGTTCTGCACTACCACCGAAAGCTGTAGCAGAAGCAGCAGCTAATGACATATTACCAGCAAGTCTTGTTGACTGAACTACTGTCGTTCCTAATTCTTGTCTTACTTCTTTTATTTTTAGTACAAAAGCACCAGCTAAAGCAAGTAAACCAGCAAAACTAAGTGTTTGTTTAATATTAAATCCCAACACAGCTTCTGATAAAGTATCAAAACCCTCTTTAAATTTAGCAGAAGTCTTAATAGAATCTTCTAAATCTTCTGCACTATCAGCTACAAGTTTACCAAAGATACTTGCCTGTTCATTCAATTTACCATAGTCTTGTGCCATTCTGTTAAGAAACTCGACACTATCTATCTGACTATTTACATATTCTTCTGCTGTTCCTAGTAAATCTTGAGCTGCTTTTTGTTCTTCTTTTGTTCCTTTAGTCCTTAACTTTTTCAGTCCTTCAATCTCAAGTTCAAAACCCTTTTGTTTTGCTAACTTTGATAGAATACTATCTTGTATCGCATCAACTTTTCTTTCTATATCAAGACCTCTTGATTCAAATTGAAGTTGTTCTTTTCTAAGTTTATTTCTATCTACTGCGCTTTTTAAACCCTTTTGTTCTAACTTATCAATATCCTCAAGATTTTGTTTTACGCCTTTTAAAGTTCTTTTATATTCAGACATTATTATCTTTCTTATCGATTATCTAACTCTTTTTCTAGTTCTTTAAAACTATTGGACAGAGCTTTTAGATTCTTTTCAATTTTAGGATCTTTCTTCAACAAATCTTTAGCGACTTTATTTAGTTTTTTGTTTTTCCAATTCTGAAAGAATTTGAATAATAAACTATCTCTCTTAGCCATTTTGATTCTCCATTAGATTTATTTGTGTGGAATTATTCAATAATAAATATCAAAATAATCATTTTTTGTATTAAGGAATGGTTGATTTATTTCTCTGTTGAGCTTTCTTAATCTCCTCAGCTTCATCTTTAAAATGTTTTTGTAATCTTTTAAAATAGAATGTACGAAGATATATAGGCATGTTATATACCTCTGAAAAAGAGAACATACCTTGTGAATTGAAACTTATTTGAAAAAGTTGTTCGTGTAAATCTTTCTTATAGGTCAATGGTAGGCCAAAGAAACGTAACGGTCATAGGGACCGTAAACTCCTTTTCATTTCCTTCAGCATCTGTGTATGTTGATGTCATATCCACGTCAGGTGTTATCTGAGCTACATGAGTTCTAAAAGCAACAGAGTCTCTTGATAAAAACTCATTGTCCACGAAACTATTTATACTAGCTCTTTTAGTATCACCATCTACTGAAATGATACTATGTTTTAGTCTAGTTGTTAGTTCATAACCAATACCATGTATTTTCTCATAACCTTTTACTTCTTCAGCTATCGTCTTTTCATCACCTGATGTAAGTAATTTAAAAGTTAATTTCCTTTTTGTAGCGGGTAGTTCAAACTCAAATTCATTTACTCCGTTTGTAACTATACTCTCATCCAACTCAATATCTTTTAGTTGAGTTAAATCTACTTCTATCTTTCTACCGCCTATTTCTACCTCATATTCTTTACCATACGCAAGTATTCTTGATGCGATTAGAACAGAGTTTTTATCACCAACCAGCAAATCATCTACTTTAATTGATTTATCTACTATGAGTGATTCTAATAACTTCTCAACAACCACACCTTGTTTAATAAGATTAGCAGATGTTAGTATATCTTCTTCTTTAGCCGTCATATACTTGATTTCTATTTTACCAGTTGATAGGGGACTACCTTCTGGATATAGTAAACCCTTAGACGGCAAATCCACTACTTCCGTAGGGAATTTGACTTCAGCCATATTTGACTCCTATGATTTAGTTTAGAACTATAACTATTTTTTACCGAATTTTTCGGCAGCTGTAACACCCAATCCAACGACTGAAATGTACATAAAGCATTCTAATATCTTATCCTTAACTTCGAATGCAGAAAAGGTATCAGCACCCCAACTACAAATCAACATAAAGAATGCCATAAAACCAACAAATCTTTTACTAGAGATTTTAGCATCGCTAGAAAGCATTTCTCTTAAAAAACTCATATTATCCTCTTAGAATTGTAAGATAGCGTAATCGTATCTTAGTGTTAGTGTAATATCATTAGGTTCGTTGGTTTCAAAATTCATATCACCAAAGTTAGCAGATTGAATCATAGCACCTTTTAGTGTCCACTCCTCTACTTTATCACCTACGGGACCTAATACGTTGAAAGTAACATCTTTCTTATAGAAGTCTGAATATCCATCTCTACCTGTGACAGATTCCTTATGTAATCTAACCCATTCCATAACTGCCTGTGCACCTGATGGTACAATAGGATCGTAAAGAGTAATCTCCAATGGTTCCCAAGAACCTTTTCCTTTAACATATCTCTTAACGTTGATATGATTTAATTCGATTTCTTCGAATGTGATAGCTGGTCTAGCAGCTGCTCTTATTAAATATGCAGGGATTCCTTCGATATACATAATAAACCGATTTTTAACTTTCGGTTCAAATGGTGTAAACATAATTTCTGAAGGATCGATTAGTTCTGCCATTTCAGTTCTCCTAATTAGTGTTTAATTCTTTCATATATAAATATAAACAAACTGAAAAATCGATACAATATATTACCTTATTATTTCATAGTTTTTTCATAGTTTTTAGATATAATAAAAAAGGGGAACTAAATTGTTCCCCTTTCTCATTGTTTTACACCTCCATATTATTCAGGAAATGCAGCACCCGTTGGTAGAACTGAGAAGTCTAATACAATAAACTCAGCAGTTCTTGTAGGCTGTATGAATATCTGTCCAACCAACTGATTTCTGTCTATGACATCAGGAGTATTGTTCGAATCATCCATTACAACTTTGAATGCACTCAAACCACTATTGGCTTGAACTGATTCTAAGAACGGATTAACTATATTTAAGAATCTGCTTCTTGTGGATGAATCGTTTTGTTCGAATACTAAGAATCTGCTTGAAGAAGCGATAAACTTCTTTAATCTGATAAGTAGTCTTCTTACGTTGATTCTATCCAAAGCAGATGGTTTAGCTTGTAGTGTTTTCTGTCCGAATACAACTACACCTTGACCTGGAAAGGATGCGATAGGATTGACTCTACCTTCGTAAAGTTGGTCTCTATCGGTATGAGTAAGTTTCTTCTTAGTCATTCTAACATTTGTCAATCCACCTCTGTTTAATCCAGCAGGAGCAAACCACTCATGAGCTACACTATCTGTGAAAGCAATCACTCCTGGTATTACTACCGATGGTGGTACGAGAATAGTGCCTGAACTCTTAGAAGGATCATCCATCTTAACCCAAGGATAATAAGTAGCAACATAATTACTATCTATGTTAACCACATTATTAACCGCTGTAGCAACATTATCGTCAATATCAGAGCCATCCATTACATAGAAAGCATCAGCTCTGTTTTCAATTCTATCAATTGCATGATTCGTAACAACAGAATGATGTTTATGAATAATACCTGGTGTCACCAACATATTGATATCATACTCATCAGGATTACTAACAGCGTTTATAGCTCTTTTGTAAGCAACTGAACCACTAGCACTGGCATCCGAACAATCAAATCCCATTGTATTAGCAGAGCTAATAGAGGTGCCAGTATGCTTTGGAGCTGCCGGGTTAATACCATCAAACCCATGTTGAAATGGAACAGCGAACTTCAGCTGCTGTACTGAAGATGATATTGATAGGTTTACTGTAGAAATAGCAAAGTTAGTGTACTTTGTAAACTCTGAACTAGCAGTAGTACCAAACCCTTTCATATTCAGTAGACTAAAATCTACATTTGAACCAGCTTGTTCACTCTTAGGTATAGGAGACAAATATTCTTTATTTGTTGCCAACTCATCATCACCAAAACGAGGATCGATTTTGAATCCGTATGGTAGGTTTTCTTTATAATCAGCAGAAATACGAGGTAACGTTTGACTACGATTAAAAGAAGCTGATGGAACACTAGCAGTAGACTTAATCGGGTCTAATACTGAAGCATATCCCATAGGCTGTAGAGATGGATTACTTTCGAATGTATCTTCTTTGTAGTCACCTATTCTTATGAGTTGTGAAAGATTAGGATAATCACCGAAAGATGTAATCTCACCATCGTTATTCACAGTTTCAAAATAGTCACCAATCACTTTAACTATGTAATTAGAAGAATCAGGATCCATATTTAGATTACCGTAAGCTTCTAGTAAGTTACCATCTAAAGAGTAAAGAGCTAAACCAAATTCAGCGTAATCTGGACTTGAGTTAGAATTTTGTGGTCTCTTAATATCTCTTATTACTACATAGTGATTGTTTGTATCTGTACCGGCTCCTCTGGTATATATTTTAAACAAATCAGTACCATCTTGCGCTTGAATAAAAGGTGTCCTAGCAGAAGCTGCATCTGAGTTACCGCTAATGGTTGATATGTAATTACCATCCGAAGTATCTATTGTTTCAGTACCTGAGGCAAAATCAATACCATTATCAGCAATATTCTCAATTGATAGAGAAGAGCTTGGAGATATATATCCATTAGCAAAAGAAGCACTCAGATTTGTTCTAAAAAACTTATACATATAAGCCGGTGCATTGGTGCTACCTATCTTTTGTGCATTTGCCGTGGTTGGTAGTTTATTCAGTATAAAGTTAGAAGAAGCATTTAGTAAATCACCACCTGGTGAACCTGTTTCTTGTAATGTTAGACTAGCAACACTAGCGGTTGCGTTCGCACCATGTAACGATAACGTGAACGAACTTGCTGATGGTAATGCACTAAGTGAACCACTTATTAGTCCTTCACCATCGTTGTTTGGTTTAGCTGGTAAGAACTGAGCTACAACGAACTCTGTTCCAGCAGCAGCTGGTACTGAACTGCTTACCACTAAGTTGAATCCTGATACCTTGTATCCACCAAGATATCCGACTTTGACTATTGTTACAGTTCCTGCACTATCTAAATAGTTTTTGACTGTAAAGGGTGTATAGTAATCACTACTATAAGAACCAAAAATCTTCTCAAACTCTTCGAAATTTCTTACAATTGTAGGTACAAAAGCTGGGCCTTTGTTAGTCGGGCCAATTATAGCTGCACCTATCTCAGATACTCCTTGAGGTAAAAAAGATAAATCTCTCTCACGAGTGAATACACCTGGACTGACTATTCTCTCTGCCATGTGTTTTCTCCTTTAAAGGTTTAAAAAATTAATATGAAAATTCTTATATATAAATATAAGGAAAATTTTCAAAATACAACCGATTAAGGATTTATTTAAGATTGTTCTACTTCTTCAGCAGCTTCTTCTTCTTTAGGCGCCGGTGTGAATACTCCAGTCTGTGGGTCTAACTGACCAGGACCGTACTTTTCATTCAACTCTTCAACCAACTTACGCTCGTTGTCTTGAATCTCCTTATAATCAGAATCCATCTTTACTTCAGCTTCTTCTAAAGCATCAGCTTGTTGTTGATTAAGAATCTTCTGAACCTTTAGTTGTCCGAAAGACGCTTGAATGTTTTGATAACTTTGACTTAACTCTTGAAGAGACTTTAGCTCTTCATCAGTAAATTTAATTTCATCAGCCATTTTAATAACTCCTTAGTTTTGTTTATTAGTAGTAATATATATCAGATAAATATCCGAAATACGATTTTTTATTTGTTTTTTAGTTCTTCTATATCTTTTTGTTGAGATTTTACGATTTCTGTTAGTTCTTGAACTGCTTTTACAAGAGGTGTAATCAGTTCAGTCTCACCCAACTCTTGCATTCCATCCCTATTTTCCTTCCAAACAGGAAACTCTGAGTGTCCTACTGAATCCATAGCTTCTTTAACCTCTTGTGCTATAAAACCATAATGTATCTTATCAGGATTTTTTCTTTCAGTAGTATTTGGATTATGTTGTTCAAACTCTTCAGGATACTCACTTGGTGCTTTCTTCTTAAACTCTTTTGGTTGTAGTTTAAGTATGAAATCCAATCCTATATTAGTATCCTTAATATCTTTCTTAACTCGTCTATCAGAAGAATGTGTCCAAGTGGCATTTTCACCGAAGTCGTTTGTTATGTAATCTGAATCAACGCCTATTCTTATGGTTTCAGTTCCAGCACCAGTTAGTGCATTCGCACCGACTGCTATAACGATTTCGTTATTTACACTACCTGCAGAAGTTCTAGTGTTAAATCCAATCATCGTGTTACCATTACCGCTGGTAATATTGGCTGCACCTTGACCTCCAACAATTGTATTTCTATCTCCGGTATTGATACCGTGACCAGCTTGACTTCCAATTGCTACATTAGCACCACCATCTGTTATTGCCTCTAAAGATTCATTACCGACTCCTACGTTAGAGGAACCACTACTAATTGCAACTCCTGACATTCTTCCAAAAAATGAATTGTACTGACCATTGGCGTAAGGAGCGGATGTGTTCCCCCTACCAGCATAACGCCCTACAGCTGTGTTGAAATTACCACCAAAATACTGACCAGCATAATTACCAACAAAAACATTTTGACCACTATTTTGATTCATACCAGCATATTGACCAGCACCTTGTCCAATAATAGTTTGTTCATGTCTATCGGTTTGATTACCAGCAAATGAACCTACTGCAGTAACACTACCAGCTGAAGTTAGATTAAATCCTGCAGAACGACCTATTAATGTGTTACCAGTAGCAGTCGTAACATTATAACCAGCTGATTTTCCTACAGCAACGTTTGAAGTTTCTTCATCATTCGAATCACTATTTTGATTGTATAGAGCCTCAAATCCTATAGCAGTTGTTCCTCTACCAACATCTTCTGATTGTAATGCCCCAGCTCCTACGGCAGTATTGTAATCGCCAGTCGTCAAAGCATCTGCAGTATTTGCACCAATTAATGTGTTGTCGTGTCCTGTTGTGAGGGCAACTCCTGCATTGATACCCATAATTGTAGCAGAATATGCAGTTGTTACAGCATAACCAGCTTTATATCCAACTGCGGTATTACCAACAGTTCCGTCTCTGTTTTGAGTTGCTAGAGCTTGATATCCTATAGCAGTATTAAAATCTCCTGTGTCCTCTGTTGCTAAAGCTGAAGTACCGATAGCAGTATTATACTGACCATCAGTAAGTGCAGTTCCCGCGCTAACACCGATTAAAACCGTTCCGTTTGCGTCTGCTGAGTTTATATTAGTTCCAGCGTCTCTACCAATCATTATTGCGTTAGAGGTAGTGGTTAAAGCATCTCCTGCAGCTGAACCGATTATAACATTATGTTCACCTGATGTTAGGGAGTAGCCTGCATTAGAACCCACAGCAAAGTTATGGTTACCTGTTGTAATACCAAATAAAGCGTTTACTCCAAGACTTACATTGTACCGACCAGTGGTCTGACCACTAACACCTTGTTGTGAATTAGAACCGATAGCTATATTTTCTCTAGCAGTTGTTCCACGATATCCAGCTTGATATCCAAGATATACGTTGGTATATCCTGTAGTTGTCGAATATCCTGCTCTGTATCCCAATATGACGTTGTTATATCCTGTTGTGAAAGCTTTAAGAGCTTGGAATCCGATAGCAGTATTATTCCCACCTGAACTAAACGGAGCAGAAGTTGTTCCACCCAATCCTGCATCTTGTCCTACAAAGGTATTGTAAGAACCAGTTGTATAGTAACCAGCTTGTGAACCTATATAAACCTGACCAATACCAGTACGATTTTCTCTACCTGCAGAAGAACCTACATAAACATTACTATCTGATGTAGTATAATATCCTGCTCTTGTACCTATTGCGATAACTTTAGAATTACTAGTTCCATTGTACAGAGGTTGGTATCCGATAGCGATATTTTGACCACTACCACCAGCTAAAGCCGCACCTGCTTGATAACCTAAGAGAGCATTATAACCACTTGTTGTGATTGAGTCACCTGCTGAATATCCGAGTATCGCATTACCAGTAGCGGTGTTTAGTGCATTACCAGCACTATGTCCTACTACTGTATTATAGTCGCCTGTTGTTATATTACTTAAACTATTATATCCAACAGCAGTATTATTTAATGCACCATCTAAAGCAGAGTCCATCGAATAGTTACCGATAGCGACATTTTGATTAGAAGCTACATCCGTCCAAGTCCCACCACCAGCACTATTTCCTATGAAAATATTATGGTCAGAAGCCGCAGAAGTTGAACCAGCATTAGTATCATCCATCGCAAAATTACCGATAGCAATATTATAACCACCAGTCCCATGAACATTCATAGCAGCTCTACCGATAGCAATATTACCCTCACCAGCTGTTTGTTCTTGTAAAGCACCAGTACCTAAAGCAACCATATTATCCGCCGTAGTTATCCCGCTTAAAGCAGCATATCCTATAGCCGTATTATATAAAGCTCCATTTAGAGCTGAATCCATGACAAAAGTACCAATACCTATGTTGTAGTTTGAAGCTGCAGTTACCCAATTTCCACCGCCTGCTAGAGTACCTATAAAAACATTATCTACACCACCGATATTATTTTGTCTGGTTTCACCCATAGCTTCTTGTCCTATTGCAATATTTCTTGCTAATAAACCAGTTCCACCTCTTAAACTATAGTTTCCTATTGCTACATTTTTATCTGAACCAGCATTGTCCAATACATCCATAACAGAAGTACCAATAGCAACATTACTAGTTTCCCCACTACTAGCGAGTCTCAATGTTTGATAACCGATAGCAACATTTTGACCACCAGCATTATGATATTGTGATTCCATACCGATAGCTATGTTACCAGTAATACCACCCATCGTAGCGCTTAGTAGAGCACCATAACCAACAGCAACAGTTCCAACTACAGCTGCATCTGTTAATGTTCCACTCATCGCTCTACTTCCTATAACAACATTTTTTGAGGATGCTAAAGAGTTACTACCAGCATCTGTATTGAAGAAAGCCCTATCACCGATAGCAACATTTGTACCACCAGTATGTGTTAAACCTGCTTGATAACCTATGAATACTGAATTACCTGATGTCGTTAAAGCTCTACCAGCTTGATATCCGATTGAGACTTGATTTGCACCTGATGTCAATGCGGTACTAGCTTCGTACCCGATAGCAACACTACCTGCTGCTGTAGTGAGTCCATTTAAGGCATTATACCCGATAGCAACATTTTGACCACCAGTTGATGAACCATCAGAGCCTACAAGAGTTCCATATCCAAGAGAAGTATTATATGCACCTGTATTATATCTACCCGCTCTGTATCCGATAAGAGTGGTGTAGTTGGAAGTGGTAAGTCTAAGGCCTGCTTGTGTACCGATAAGGGTATGGTAACCACCTGTGGTAATAGCATTACCTGCGTTAACTCCAATTGCAACATTCTCGCCAGAGGTTGTTAAATAGTAAAGACTTCTATAACCTATCCCAATATTACTACCACCTGAAGCGTAAGGAGCTGAGTTAAGTCCGTAACCTGCCTCAGAACCTATGAATGTGTTTTGAGAACCTGTAACATTGTATCCAGCTAGTTGCCCAACAGCAACGTTATTACCACCTTCTGTATTACGATACAATGCATTTGTTCCAACAGCAACATTATCACCTCCACCTTGAATTGAATACATAGCAGATTGACCGATAGCAACATTAGAAAATCCTGTACTATACGGCCAAGTTCCACTTGCTTTGTATCCTCTACCTGCATGATATCCCAAATACACATTACTATTAGACGTACCATACTCTCCTGCTTGATATCCTATTACTACACTATTTTTAGATGCAGAAGCATAATAACCTGCAGAACCACCTATTGCAACGTTTCTACCATATTGAGATTGGTTGTAGGTAAAACCTGCTTTACTACCGATAGCGACATAGTGACCGCTAGTTGAACTCGTTTGAGTTTCTAATTCATATAAAGTTTGGTAACCGATAGCAACATTTGAATTAGAGGTTGTGAAAGAGTATAAAGCTTGATATCCAAGTGCAGTATTGTATAGACCACTAGCATAAGGAGCACTACCAGGTCCTCTTCCAGCTTGAGAACCTACAAATGTGTTGTATGAACCAGTTGCGTATTGACCAGCAATATATCCAATCATTACCGAATCTTGACCTTGGTGTTGTTGACCTGCAAGTCCACCTATAAAGGTATTGAATAATCCTGTAGTGGTAACGTAACCAGACCTATATCCTATTGCAACATTATAATCGTCTTGATTTGTTCGGTCTAGAGCAGTTAAGGATTGTACACCTATCGCAACAGTTCTACCTTTTACTGTCTGACTAGCCAAAGCATTGTAACCGATGGCAACACTACCTAAAGTGTTGGTGGTCATAGAACTACCAGCACCACTACCGATTAAAACATGATATCCACCGCTTGTGAGTGCAGAACCTGCCAGATAACCTAAAGCAACGTTATTGTCTCCTGTAGTAATTCCTGCAAGTGATTGATAACCAATAGCAGTGTTCCATCTTGGATTTTTATCTGAAGCACTTCCAGCAGAACTACCAAACATAGCCTTAAAACCAACTGCGGTATTACCATCAGTATCAGCACTTCCAGCATATACAAGCGCCTGCGTACCGATAGCAGTATTCTGATTAGAACCTGCTATTAAAAAAGTACCAGCTTGATATCCAAATAGGGTGTTACTACTTCCTAAGTCATTATTACCTAAACTTATATTTGAGTTAGAGTCTATTATAAGTTTTTTACTACCGGCTCCCTCAAACACGCCATCAGCAGATACTACTCTACCAAACGAACCAGTTGAGGATGATGAACCACTAAAAGTATTAGTTGCATTAACTACTCTAAAGGTGCTAGAATTTGTTCTGAGAACTAACATGGAGAGAGGAGTATTTTGATAATATACACCAGCACGAGTGCTACCATCCTCGTGCATTACCATTCCCATAAGGTCATTACCTTGAACTGCTATTTGTAGGTCAGCAAAAGAACTTACAGCATCTTTAGAAATATTTAATGTATTAGCACCAACTTTTGATAGAGGAGTAGAACCTAATATTTCAACATTACCAAACGAACCAGTTGAGGTTGCTGAACCACTTATGTTTCCACTTGCTATTACATTACCACTTTCAACTTCTAAATGACCACTTTCAACCTGTAAACCAGATGTGTTTATTCTAACCTTATCTGAACCAGCTATTCTAAACTCAACCTCATTCGAAGTCCTTCTTCTAAACTCAGTATCCGTATCGTTTCCGAATTTTAAAGCATCTGGTATTAATAATATATCACTATAAGTTCCACCCAATCCTCTTATACCCTCAGTTTGTGTAACACCAAACGAACCTGTTGAGGTTGATGAACCACTTATTTTTTGATTAGGAACTAAAAATGTTACATGACCACCATTATCAATGTCATCAATCTCCATCGTTGTTGAAAAACCTACACCAGCTTTCCAAGATTTAAAAATATGTTTGAAACCAGATGATAAAGTCATACTGTAGCCTGCTGCATAAGATGCAATAGTACCACCGTTGGTATTTAGGTAAATTGTTCCATCAATATTCATACCATCAGTAGTTATTAATCCACCATTTATTTTTAAATTACCTTGATGTGCGTCAGCGATTTGTAAAGAACCAAACGAACCAGTTGAGGTTGATGAACCACTTATGTTACCAGCAGTAACCTCAAAGTTACCAATTGTATCTACAGTAACAGAATAAGCACTAGAATCACCAATATCATTTCTACCAGGTGCAATATGAAACTTATTATCTTCCTTTACACCTATTGAAAGATTTGTACCTGGACCTTGAAAGAAGATACCAGCTCCTTTGGCTTGTGCAGTTCCAACTTGAATCATCGTTCTTTGAGAAGAAGATGAGGTTGATTTTCTTGACTTAAATTTTGCAGCATAAGTTTGGGCTGCTTCTATATTTAACATATAACTTGAGTTACCAGGTGCGACTCCTATACCAACACTATCGTCAAAGAAACCAGCACCAAACGAACCAGTTGAGGTTGATGAACCACTTATTTTATTACCCATATCTCCAGTAATGGACATGGAACCAGTAAACTGATGTAAATCATCTGTTGTATCACCGAACTTTTGGGAACCGCTTGAGAATTGCACCGAAGCACTTATAAAAGTGGTTTCCGTCAGAAAGGTTGGGCTATCAATTTTCACCTATTCATCTCCTAATTTCTTTTTAATAAGTATCTTCAACTCATTAAGTTCGTCTTTTAATTGTTTATTTTCTGAAGAAAGTTCTTTCACAGAATTTATAAGTGGTAGAACGAATGCTTCAAAAGATATATGTTGTCTTCCGTCTGGTGTTTCATCCCAACCCCCAAATGTATCTATACCTTGTTTATCTAATGCTTCTTTTACTTCTTGTGCAATCAATCCATGAATTTTTCCACCACCACCCATTGGTTCTTTATCATCGGCATCGTAAGCATTCCATTCTTTTGGAAACTCTGATGGAGATTTATGTTCGAATGTAACTGGTCTGATATCATTTATGAAGTCTAATCCTAACTTATCATCTTCTATATTTTTCTTTTGTCTCTTATCTGAAGAATGTGTCCAAGTAGCATTAGAGTTATAATCGTTATAGATATGACTTGTGTTATTACCGATATGAACTCTATCATCAGCAGTTCCAGTAACAGCATACCCAATACAAATTACATTGTCAGCAGTACCACTATGTACATTGGTATAAGTTCCGATTAAGGTATTTGGGCCACCACTAGTCATTGCACCACCAGCCGCAAAACCAACTATAACACTGTTAAGTGTGCTCGTTGCGGTGGTCATTGCACTTTGACCAATTATAACATTTTGATTACCATTAAACGCATCCGCAGCTCTACCACCAATAACAACGTTATTCGCTGCAGTTGTTCCAACCCTTAAAGCTTGCTCACCTATCGCAACGTTTTGTCCTCCTGTAGTAAGGTCAGCTCCTGCAGCATTACCAATTGCTGTATTTCCACCAGCAGTTGTGAAATCTTTAAGGGCCTCATAACCAATACCAACGTTACTTCCACCTGATGCATATGGAGTAGAGTCCCCTGTTCCACCTTGTCCAGCTCTTTGACCTACAAATACGTTTTGAGAGCCAGTAGTATATGCACCAGCATCAGCACCGATATGAACAACACCTGTACCTTTGGAGTTACGATATCCAGCCAAATATCCTATATAAACATTCTCACTTTGTTCTGCGTTACTTAAACCTGCACCATTACCGATAGCAACATTATTTGTTCCTGATGTGATGTTTTGTAAAGCTGTGTTTCCCACTCCTACGTTACTATCACCTGTAGTCAAAAAGTACAACGACTTATACCCTACGGCAACATTATTATAACCACTTGCACCATTATCACTAAACATAGCAATCGTACCAATAGCGGTATTTCTATATCCGGTTTGATTTCTTTTATGTGCACCAGAACCAACTCCTACGTTATCATAACCATCGTTTAGACCTTGTAATGCTTGATATCCTAAACCAGTATTAGATGAACCTGTTGAGTAACCAGATGTATAGGTAGCAGTACCACAATCTGTACCGACAAATGTATTGTAACTACCACTATCTTTGTAACCAGCATTCATACCGACATAAACTCCATCTGAACCACCGTTACCAGTATCATATCCAGCTCTATACCCAATAGCAGTATAGTCATTTGATGAGACTATATTCTGTCCAGCACCTGAACCTAATAGGGTGTTGTATTGTCCTGTTGTGATATCATTTCCAGCTTGAGTACCGATTGCGGTGTTATGACCACCTGTAGTTGTGCTTACTAAAGCGTAGTATCCTAGCGCGGTATTATTAGAACCACTTGTCATAGCAGCACCTGCAAAGTATCCTACGACTGTGTTGTAGCTTCCACCTGCACCAGGTGAGTTTGTATTTGCACTCAATGCCCAATAACCAATACCAACATTATAGTTACCACCTGCGTATCTTCCAGCAAGGTAACCGATAATAATATTTCTTTGACCACTATACTGACCAGCGGATTGACCAATGATAACAACTTGACTTTCATTGGTTTGATTACCAGCGTATTGACCAATCATAACAGAACCAGCTGCTGTGGTTATACTAGCTCCAGCAGAACGACCTAATAGTACGTTACCACCACCTGTTGTGACAGCACTACCTGCTGAATACCCAACTAGAGTATTTTGACCACCTTCCGTTATAGCGTCTCCTGCTGCTTCTCCGATAGCCACATTGTAGTCACCAGTTGTGAAAGATTTAAGAGCTTGAAATCCCACAGCAACATTACTTGTACCTGTACTGTAAGGAGCAGTTGTTGTTCCGCCCATTCCTGCTTGGTATCCCATAAAGGTGTTTCTACTAGCACTTGCATGATATCCAGCTTCATGTCCAATAGCAATTATACCAGTACCACCATCTTTAATTCTATAACCAGCTCTATATCCGATACCAACAGACACATGTGGGTTTCCAGCTCTCAATGCATCTTGACCTATAGCAACATTGTAATCCCTACTTGAACCACCAGCAACATCTCTCATAGCATAGTAACCGATAGCGACATTACCAGTACTATCTGTGTTGGTTTTCATAGCTTCATATCCAAGAGTAACCGCAGCACCAACACTATCGGTTGCTGCCCTAGCTGATTGGTAACCTATAATTGTATTCGCAGCACCTGATGTGAGACTGTATCCTGCTTGATATCCGATAGCAACTGTTCCGTCTGCGCCTGTAGCGTTGATATTATAACCCGCATCTTTACCAATTAAAACTGTATTGGTGGTTGTCGTAAGGGTGTAACCAGCTTGGTCACCTATGATAACACTATTACTACCAATCGTCATTGTGTAACCAGCTTTGTAGCCTATCACAACACTTCTGATTGTGTCCGTTGTACTATATCCTGCTTCCATTCCAATAAAAACATCGTATTGTGTTGTATTTCCACCCGCGGCATTACTTTTACCAGCTTCTTTTCCTATTATAACATTAGAGTGACCATCGTCTAACTCACGACCAGCATTGGAGCCTATATAAACATTATCCGTTGATTGAGGCCAGGTGTAATCACCCGCATACCCAGCATTAAAACCAATCATAACATTTTCGTTATTAGCACTACTTTGTTGTAAGTTGTATCCTGCCTTATCTCCGATTAAGACATTATATCTCGAAGTTGTAAGATTGTAACCTGTTTGGTATCCGATTATGACGTTGTTATCAGCACTTGTAAGATTGTAAGCAGCCTGATATCCCATTATGGTATTCTCATGTCCTGAGTTGATGTTGTAACCAGCTTGATTTCCTACGACAACATTTGAGTGTCCTGTTGTGAAAACTCTCATAGTATTTCTACCAATAGCAATATTCTCTTCACCTGAACTAAATGGAGCAGATGTTGTTGCACCATCTCCTGCATTATATCCTATGAATGTGTTGTAAGAACCAGATGCATATCTTCCAGCATAACCACCTATTATCGTAGCACCTACTGCATGTTTTACATTGTATCCCGCGTTGTTTCCAAGAAGAGTATTATCCGTACCGGTTTCCATAGCATAACCTGCTCTACCACCGATTGAGACATTTCTTTTACCTGTGCTTACAGTATGATTGGTATAAGAGCCTATAGAAATATTAGATTCACCTGAGTTATACGGAGCGGTTGTTTTACCTCTTCCAGCTTCATAACCTACAGCAACATTAAAACTTGAAGTTACATTCTGTGCAGCCTTAAAACCAACTGCTATATTAGAACCACCAGATTTTAAATTGTAAAGAGCTTGGTATCCCACAGCAACATTCCACTTAGCTCGATTAAAAGGAGCAGATGATATTAATCCTCTACCTGCGTAAGCACCTACGAATGTGTTTTCAGAACCAGTTGCATAATATCCAGCTTGGAATCCAACTGCAGTAGACTCATTTCCTACTATATTCTGTAATGCTCTAGCTCCTATAGCTGTAACATTATCGGTTGATTTTCCAGTTATACCATATCCGGCTGCATAACCCATTACAGTATTATAATCACCTGTTTGATTAAAATAACCAGCAGCAGAACCTAATATAGAATTATATTTACCTGATGTCATACTGTAACCAGCTGCATTACCTACTGCAACAACATGAGTATTTGTAGTTTGGTCTAGATTGTAAAGAGCTTGTCTACCTATTGCTACTCCATTATCTCCAGCAGTATTTGAGTATAATGCTTGAGCTCCTATTGCAACTTGATATCTAGCAGTTGTTGTTGAATATAAACTATTATACCCTAATGCGGAATTATCGTTACCAGTAGTAACTCCAAATAAACTTTTATATCCTACTGCGGTGTTGTTTTGATGTGAGTTTCCACTAGCACCGCCCATTGCAGAACCACCAATAGCAGTATTGTAATTACCAGTTTCGTTATAAAATAATGCACCATTACCGACTGCCGTATTTACAACTCCAGTATTAACAGAATAATTAGCTTGTGTACCTATACCAGTATTTTGCCCACCCGATGTAATTGCTCTTAGAGACTGATAACCAACTCCAACATTGTTACCGCCAGTAGTTATTGGAAACATAGACTGATAGCCAACAGCAACATTATTGTTGTGTGACTGACCTGATGTACCTTTCATTGTCTCATATCCTATTGAGACATTATAGACACCAGTTTCATTAAAATAACTTGCAAGATTTCCTACTGCTACATTTTTATTTGCAGTAGTTCCTTTATGAGAAGCATCTGCTCCTACTGCAACATTGTTACTAGCACTTGTATTGTCATTTAAAGCTAAATATCCGATTGCAGTATTGTTACCACCTGTCGTGAAAGCTTTAAGAGCTTGATATCCAAGAGAAGTATTATTCTGACCTGAACTGTATGGAGCAGATGTTGTTCCGCCTTTTCCAGCTTCTGAACCTACGAATGTGTTGTAAGAACCAGTAGCATAATATCCAGCTTGAGTTCCAATATGAACCATATCAGAACCTACGATGTACATACCAGCTTGAGAACCTACGATGGTACTATTAACTCCACCAGTTGATAATCTAGCTGCAGTCCAACCTATAAAAGTAGCCTGAGTCGCAGTATCATTAGCATAAGCAGTTTCATATCCTACAGCGGTATTACCATTTTTATCTGTCATCGAACCAAGTGCATTGTACCCTATAGCAATAGGACCAAAATCTGCAGTTGTCATAGCATATCCTGCTCTGCCACCTAAGAAAACACCAAATCTACCAGTCGTGACTGCTCTACCAGCTTGACGTCCTATTGCTGTTACACTTTCTGCGGTCGTGAAAGCTTTAAGAGCTTCATATCCCATAGCAACATTATATGTACCTGAACTATACGGAGCAGATGTTGTTCCACCTAATCCTGCGTTAGAACCCACAAATGTGTTGAATGAACCAGTAGCATATCTACCAGCATAGTATCCCACCCTAACACTGTGTTCAGCTACGCTTAAATTCTGACCAGCATAGTAACCAATCGCAACATTTTTTGCTGAGCCACTTGAATTATATCCAGCTTGAGTACCGATATGTACACTATAGTCTACATCCGATGCATTTTCACTAGCTGCCATACCTATAACAACATTGTTACCATTGCCTGTGGTTATGTTTCTACCTGCACTATTACCTATGAGTATGTTATTATCAGTACTTACATTTTCACCTGCATGATATCCTACGATAGTGTTTTTTTGTGAGGTTGTTAGACTTTTTCCAGCACGGTAACCAATAGCAGTATTTTGAGCACCTGAAGTAATCGCCTTTCCTGATTCGTGCCCAATGGCAACAGTTCCGTTTGCGCCTGTATTATTTATGGCAGTACCTGCTTCATCTCCTATTAGAATACAATTACTTACTCCAGCAAGACTATATCCAGCTCCGTTCCCTACGAGAACATTGTAGTTTCCGCCATTTAGACTAAAACCAGCTGCATATCCCAATGCAGTATTTGCACCTCCTGATGTATTCTCTCTTAAAGCATTATTACCAAGAGCTGTATTATAATTTCCTGTGGAATTATCTTTCATCGCACTATGACCGATAGCAACGTTATGAAATGCAGTCGTGAAACCAGTAAGAGCTTGATATCCAACAGCAACATTAACTGTACCTGAACTATACGGAGCAGAGGTTGTTCCACCTTTACCAGCCTGATATCCCATAAATGTATTACCACTACCGCTTGAATACCTACCAGACTCATAACCAACACTGGTAAAACCAGTTTGGTTTACAATCTCACCTGCATAGTTTCCAACAGCAACATTATCATGAAGAAGATAATTAGTTAAAGCATTGTAACCAATAGCAACATTATCATCTCCTCCTGTAGTTGAGCGTAATGCTCTATATCCAATTGCGACATTATAGTTCCCATCTACATTAGATGCTAGAGCGTAATATCCAATAGCAACTGTTCTGGATACGTTTGTAGCTAAAGTCAATGCACTAGCACCAACTGCGACATTAGAACCATGAGTAGAATTATTTAAACTCGTTAATGCTGAAGCACCGATGGCTACATTACTACTTTCATCTATTATATCTCTTCCCGCTCTATATCCATATAAAGTATTGTAATTCGCAGTGGTTATATTTTCACCAGCTTCATAACCGATAATTAAATTAGTATTATTGGTAGTTCCTGATGCACCAAATGATAGAACCTCACCCTCTAATCGTGTTGAACCACTTACCTTTAAGGAACCAGTAAACTGATGAGTATCACCAGCACTATCACCAAAAATAGTCGAACCACTACTAAACGATTGAGTAATCGTTGATACTGTAGATTTTACTACATAGTTTTCTGCAAATATATCACCACGAACTTTAAGAGATCCTGATATTTCCGAGCTATAAATTTTCACCTATTTGTCTCCTAACTTATCCATAATAAATATTTCCAAATCATTTATTTTGTTTTGTAATTTTTCGTTTTTCTCTGTTAGTTCCTGAACTGCTTTTATCAATGGTGTTACAAACATTTCTCTTGATACCCTTTGTCTTCCATCATCTCCTTCAGACCAACCACCAAAAGAATCTGTGCCAACTTCGTCTAACGCTTGTTTTACCTCTTGCGCAATCAATCCATGAATCTTTTTATCACCACCCATCGGTTCTTTGTCATCTGCATCATAAGCACTCCACTCCTTTGGAAACTCTGATGGAGATTTATGTTTATATACAACCGGCCTTATTTTATTTATAAAATCCAAACCAAGAGTATCATCTTCTATTTCTTTCTTTTGTCTTACATCAGAAGAATAGTTCCAAGTAGCATCTGCGTTAAAATCGTTTTCGATATGATTTGTATCGTTACCAATAAATACTGCATTATCCTTATCCGTTGCTTGTAAATTATTACCGATAACGATGTTATTTGTATTATCACCACTCGCAACATCACATAGGTGACCTATTATTAAATTTTCGTCTCCAGTTGTAAGAGTATTACCTGCTCTAGTTCCGATAATGGTGTTGTTATTTCCTGTACTGACATTATATCCAGACCATACTCCAATAAACATTGAGGTTCTACTCCATTCAGCACTTCCTTGACCTCTAAAAACATAACCAGCTCGATGACCTATGGCTATAGTTCCTTTCATAGTATTTCCAGTACTATGATTATATGTTAATGCTTCATCACCGATAACTGTTAGATGTGATGTGTATTGAACTCCACACGCATCATTACCGATTATTACAGAATTTGTACCATTAGTAGCATTTGGAAGTGCTTCATGTCCAATTACAACTGTTGTATTTCCTGTTGTCCACTTATCACCTGCACGATATCCTAGAAAAACATTTTCATAACCAGTTGTGATGTCATGACCAGCCTCAACTCCAAGTACGGTGTTATTGTATCCTGATGAGAAATTGAAGAGAGTTTGATATCCAACAGCAGTATTATATTGACCTGAACTAAACGGAGCAGAGGTTTGTCCACCCTTTCCTGCTTCAGAACCTATGAATGTGTTTTGAGAACCAGTTGCGTAATAGCCAGCTTGATTTCCAATCTTCGTATTATGAGAACCAAGATTATAATTCCCTGCAAAATATCCTACAGAGGTATTTGCAGAACCGGATGTTCCTCCGTACTCAGAGACACCATTACTTCCTCTACCAGCACCTCTACCAATTCCAATGCTACTACCACCTTTGGTATTAGCACCAGCTTCATAACCTATGAAAACATCGTAACTACCAGCAGATGGAAGTCCAGCTCTGTAACCGATTGCTACAGCACCTTGATTTTCAATCTTACCAGAACCAGCTTCGTATCCAATAAATACGTTACTTGCACCTGTGGTTAAATTTTCTCCTGCTTCGTATCCCAATAATGTGTTGTAATATCCAGTCGTGATATCCTCCCCTGCTTCAAAGCCGATTGCCACATTTTGATGTCCTGTTGTAAGAGCAGTTAAAGCATCATATCCAACAGCAGTATTAGAACTACCATTTGCACTACCCCCACTTACTCCTTTACCTGTATTACTTCCTACAAAAGTATTGTAAGTACCAGTATGATCTCCACCAGCTCTATTACCAAGATAAGTATTATCACTACCGCCAGTAGTATCTTCGCCAGCTTCATATCCTAAAAATGTATTCCTAGCTCCAGTTGAAAGTGTGCGACCTGCCTCATATCCGATTGCTAAATTTTGAGCACCTGTGGTCAAAGTAGTAAGAGCATTATAACCTATAGCAACTGCACCAGTATTATCATTACCAGCAGTAGAGTTAAGAGCATTTTTACCTATAGCAATACTTCTCTTTAGGGCACCAGTTCCACCAGTTCCCGCATATGCTCCAATAGCGACATTATCTATAGCATCTGCATTGTTAGCTGAAGACATAGCAAAACTACCAATAGCGGTGTTATTATCCGTATTGGCTGCCATTGCTCCAAGTGCACCAGCTCCAAAAACAGCATTATACCCAGCAGTTGTTATTTTATCACCTGCTTGATTACCGACTAAAGTGTTACCAGTACCTGTGGTGATGTCATTACCTGCTTCTCTACCAACGGCTACATTAGACTCAGCAGTAGTGAAACCAGCAAGAGCTTGATAACCAATGGCAGTATTTAAATTACCTGAACTAAATGGAGCAGATGTTATTCCACCCTTTCCAGCATCTTTTCCTATGAACGTATTTTGGGAACCTGTAGCGTAGAATCCCGCCTCATGACCAATCGCAACATTCTGATTATTTCTAGCATTATATAATGCATAATTACCAATAGCAACATTGCTATTTGGGTTTTCACCATCTTGTCCATATCCAGCACCAAATCCCACATATACATTATCGTTACCATCTGTATTTTCTCTTCCAGCATTAGCACCAATGAAGACATTTTCATTTTGAGCACTAAGTCTAGTTTTGTAACCACTTCTATATCCGATAGCAACCGCATAAGTTCCTGTGTTTTCAGTATAAAGAGCTTGGTATCCAATAGCAATATTACTATTACCCGTTGAAATATCTTTACCTGCCTGTCTACCGATTATTACATTCTTTGAGCCATCTGTCATCGCTAATCCACTATATGCTCCTAACAATACGTTATCATCTCCCTCATCCATATTAGTACCAGCCTGAAGACCAACTGCAGTGTTAAGCGATGCTGACCTGACATCTGTTAGAGCTTGGTATCCAACAGCAACATTATAACTGTTAGATGCGTTTCCGCTACTACTTCCTTTACCGGCTTCATAACCAATGTAAGTGTTGTAATTACTAGTTTCATACAAACCAGCATTTTCACCAATAATAACATTTCTTAATCCTGTGGTTAAATCGCTACCTGCATAGTATCCGATTGCTACATTGGCATAACCAGTTGTTATTGACTCAAGTGAGTAAGAACCGATTGATACATTAGTTGCACCAGTTGTGAAAGCAGTAAGAGCTTTATATCCAAGAGCAGTATTATTCTGACCTGAACTATGAGGAGCAGATGAGTTTCCTTTTCCAGCTTCAGCCCCTACGAATGTGTTGTAGGAACCAGTAGCATAGTATCCAGCTTCCCAACCCAAGGTTGTTACGGCGGAAAAGTTCACCACTCCAGTTGTCTGTGCTAAGGAGTAGTTACCTACTATGGTATTATAGGTTCCAGTTTGATTAGCATATCCAGCCGCGTATCCGATATAAAAGTTACCATTTGCACTGGTGGTATTAGTACCAGCCAATCTACCTATTCCGATATTTGAACCGCCTGTATTGACAGATGATAGAGCATATTCACCCATACCAATATTGTAAGTTCCAGTCGTTATCGCATCACCTGCCTCTGAACCAATAGCAATATTATCATCACCTGAGGTGACTGCTTTTAGAGCTCTGTAACCCATCGCTATGTTGTCTGAAGCTGCTAGTGCGTTTGATAGCTGCAAGGCCTCTTTTCCTATCGCAATGTTTCTAGTTATATCCGTTGATGCTGAACCTAAATCCTTACCCTGCATAGCGTAACTACCGATAGCGATATTCTCATCTACATTAGCACCAGAACCCTCATCCATCAAATACATCGTATGGTATCCGATAGCAATATTTTCATTCTCTGCATTACCAAGTGCTTTCGCGGCTCTATATCCCACTGCGACATTAGCTAATCCACTAGTAGCAGAGTATAACGCTTCGGTTCCGATTGCTACCTGATTAGCAGCTCCTACACCACCATACATAGCACTAGCACCCATAGCGACATTATTTCCACCTGTACCAATACTATACATAGATTGATAACCAACTGAGGTATTGTTTGCATGAGATTGACCACTTCCACCTTGCATTGCTTGAGAGCCAATTGCAACAATATTATTACCAGTTACATTGTAAAAATTACTTTGATATCCTAAAGTAGTATTATTTTGACCAGTTGAATTATAATTAGCAGAATTTCCAACAGAAGTATTTTGTGTTCCAGTAGTAATCGCTAACGAATTTTGATAGCCTATTGCAACATTACCACCGCCTGATGTTAAAGCAGTAAGAGCTTGGTATCCTATTGCAACCGCACCAGTTACACCATTTGTATCAGTAGCATCTAACGCTCTATATCCTATAGCAACAGAGTATTTTAAAGCACCAGTTCCACCGTATCCAGCATATTCTCCTATAAAAACATTTCGCATCGCAGATTCATTATTTACTCCACCACCAGCATAGTAACCTATAGCAATATTTTCTCTTTCATTCCCATCAGCTGATGACATAGCACTCACACCAAGTAAAACATTGTTTGTACCTGTGGTTAGTGTAGCACCTGCTTGTTTTCCAACGATAACGTTACGAGCACCAGATGTAATTGCTGTTCCTGCATTTCTACCGATAGCGGTATTGTCTCCGCCAGTCGTGAAACCAGCAAGAGCATTATATCCAACAGCAGTATTACTTTCACCTGAACTATACGGAGCAGAAGTTGTTCCGCCTTTTCCAGCATCTCCACCTACAAATGTGTTGTAAGAACCAGTAGCGTATCTACCAGCTTGATATCCAATTCCGACAGAATAATCTTGGTCTACTAATTTGTTCATAGCGGTGTAACCAATACCAACATTGTTGCTAGGTGTTTTCATCAGAGAACCACCACTACCTGCACCACCACCAATCATTACGTTAAGTTCAGGTTTCTGACCATCACTACCATCACCTTGAAACGTATTATAACCGATAGCGACATTTTGGTTTCCATCTTTAAGATTATACATTGCACCACCACCATAGTGAGAACCTATTGCTACATTGTAACTTCCACTTGTCACATTATTACCAGCAAAATATCCCAAAAAGACATTCCAACTTGCTTCATTACTTACATCATGTCCATCTAAGGCCAAACCAGAACTTCTTCCAATAGCAATGTTACCTTTAGCACCTCCTTTTATACCATACATTGTCTGGTATCCTATTCCAATATTATTCCCACCAGCGTAATCTGCAGAACCATCATGTTTATATCCAGCCATTCTACCTATGTAAACACTACTTCCTAATTTTTGCTCTCTACCTGCTTGAGAACCGATTGCTACACCATAACCACTACTTCCTGTAGCGTTGTAACCAGCAAAGTATCCGACAAAAACACTCTCTTCAGCTGTGGTTAAACTGTTACCTGCTTGATATCCGATAGCTGTGTTGTTATATCCAGTTGTGAAACCAGTAAGAGCTCCATATCCGAGTGCAGTATTTGAACCACCTGAACTATAAGGAGCAGATGTTGTTCCACCTTTTCCTGCATTTGCACCCACGAATGTGTTGAGAGAACCTGTTGCGTATCTACCAGCTTCAATACCGATATGAACCGTATTACTACCAACGGTGTTATACTGAGATGCTCTCATTCCTATGGATACGTTCTGATTACCTGTTGTGAGGAGTTGAAGTGCTTGGTCACCAACAGCTACATTCTTATTAGCAGTAGTGTGACTATACATTGAACGATAACCGATAGAGGTATTCTGTGAACCTGTTGTACTATCTTGTGCACCATAACCAGCATCACCACCAATAAATACATTTTCATCACTTTCAACATGATATCCTGCTGCACGACCAACGAATGTATTATTAGTATCGTCTTGTGCTTGTGAACCTGCATTGTATCCAATGGCAGTATTATAATTTCCTGTAGTTACATTCGCACCAGCACCAAAGCCAACAAACGTACTTTGAGCTGCTGATGTTACATTTTTACCAGCATTAGCACCTATGGAAACCGTACCATCTGCGGCAGAGGTCATATTACCAGTGTAAGCTGCCTGTTCGCCGATTATCACGGTTTTATCCACATCGGTTGAAGCGTAAGCAGCAACCCTTCCGATGATTACGTTGTTTCCTCCTGTAGTAATATTTCGTCCTGCACCAGCACCCATAATCGTGTTCTGAATTCCTGTGGTGATAGAAGTTAGCGCAGCATTTCCGACTGCGGTGTTGTTATTATTTGACTGACCACTAGCTCCTGTACCGGCACCAGCACCTAAATATGTATTTCCAGTACCTGTTACGTTCCAAAATCCTGCACCACTCCCAACCATTGTATTGTAAGTTGAACCGTGACTTCCAAAATTCTGAGCAACTCCAGCATTATCTCCTATTGCTACTGTGGATATACCGATAGTTTCAGCACTTAATGCTCGATAACCAACTGCCACATTTAGATTTCCTTCTGTGAAAGCATCAAAAGCTTGATATCCTACAGCAACATTATTCTCACCAGAACTATACGGAGCGGAAGTTGTTCCACCTTGACCAGCAGCTGAACCCACGAATGTGTTGTAGGAACCGGTAGTATACTTACCAGCGGTATCACCGATTGCTGTTGTGTGTTGACTTGTATTATTACCTATAGAATAATACTCAAGAGAAGCTTGACCTATAGCTACAGTTTGATTAGCACCAACTGCTTGTCTCATACTATCGTAACCTATTGCTACGATATGATATCCTGTGGTTTCAGTTTCTAAAGCTTGTGCACCTACTGCAACATCACGATAACCAGTGGTTATATTTTGAGCAGTATTATAACCTAGTAGAACATTATTATCACCATCGCTTATATCCTTACCTGCTCTATAACCTATGGCGACGTTTTGTGAAGCGTCATTTCCAGTTGCCGTACCACTACTTTTCATAGCTTCAGTTCCAATGGCAACGTTACTACCACCACCACCGATAGATTCCATAGCTTGAATACCTATAGCGATACTATTACTTTGACCAGCTATACCTTTACCAGCTTCATAACCTATAGCGATATTCGATTCCCCACTCGTGATTGATTTACCGGCGTTGTATCCTAACATCACATTATAATTACCAGTAGTGTTATAACCTGCTTGATGTCCAATTACTGTATTTCCAGCACCTGAAGTAATAGCATAACCTGCTTGATATCCAATAGCGATTGTTCCGTCTGCGGCTGATGTCATATTTGCGTAACCAGCTTGATATCCTATGATAACTGAGTTATCTACATCTACTGTTTGGTATCCTGCGTATGAACCTACGAAAACATTTCTATCCGCAACAGTTAAAGCATATCCGGCAAGAGCACCTACAAAAGTATTATCAACACCTACACTTAAAGATCCACCTGCAAGAGAACCAACTAATGTGGTTCTATGTGGATTCTGTTGCATATTCCTACCAGCTTGTGAACCAATAGTAGTTATGTTATCACCAGCAAGTTCTGTACCTTCATTTCCACCAGCAGCATTTAATCCTATAGCTGTTAGTCCTGTTGAAGCAAGATTTATGTTAAGATTTGTATTTTTACCTATAATAACATTGTTGTTCACACCACCTAGAGCGATACTACTACCACTTATAGATAGAGAACCAGTAAACTGATGTATGTCGTCACCAGTATCACCGGACTTCGTGGAACCTGAGACAGACGATATCTGAACGTTGGTTACAGACGAAGATACAGTATAATTTTCTGCAAATATGTCACCACTAAAAATAGCCATTTAGGTAATCTCCTCTAATTTAAATTTGTACTTTTTACCATTCTTCCTATTCAATAAATATAAGTCATCCTCACCTTCCTGTATTGTCCAAGAGCCTGTTGTTCCATCTACTTCATTTCCTTCCGTTCCTTCGTTGGATAGTTGAATATCACCGGTATGTAGATTAGCCCATCTATGGGTAGCTGAACCTAAGTTATGAAAGTTATCTATCGTTGGTGTGATACTACCCGATACGGACATCGAACCCGAAACATCGTTTGATGTTGGTGACCATTCCACACCTTGTCCGCCTGACCTTACCTTTAGAACCTTACCAGCATTTTCTGCACTTATGTTCGGTATTCCGCTACCGATTGAAAAGTTTGCGTAACCTGTCTTTCCGCTTGAGAAAGTAATATCCATCTCATTTGAACTAGCAGCTGTGATACTTTCGGGTATGATTACTTGGTCATTATCATCGTAAACAGTTACATTTGGATACTGTTGACTTAAACTATGGGTAACTCTCCAATTCGTAGAAGAGGCACCTTGTGTATGGATGTAGTTAGCACCAGCATTGGTTCCGATACCACCAACGGATACTACAGCCTTACCCTGTATGGCTTCATTGAATGTCAGGGTAAATGTATCGGAGTCATTAGCCACACCGTTTTGAGGTAGTATCATCTGGTCATTATCATCATAGACAGTAACCACAGGATACTTCTGTCCTATGTTATGATTTATAACCCAAGTAGCAGAATCCGAAGTCTGTGAATGAACAAAACGAGAACCGATTTGACCTTGATACAGACTAGCTGATATCGATGTAGCTTCTACCCTACCAAACGAACCAGTTGAGGTTGATGAGCCACTTATTATAGCACCATCTAATGTTAAAAGGTCAATCTTAGCAGAATCTTTGATAAGTAAAGAACCTGTAGCTTTATTTGCATAAGAATTATGAAATTGAACTCCGTAGTTTCCAGTATTACCACCAGGTCTGTATGCTGTAGCAAAAATATGTGCGTGAGTCGAACCTACTGTTAAGAACCCAAATCCACCACCACTATCTTTTGAACCACCATCAGCAACAGATGTTGTACCAGCTAATATTTGAAAACTTCCTGTACTAGCGTATATCTTTGGTTCACTATTGTTCTGAAGATACAATGTATCGTTTCCATCATTATTTTGAATAGTAACATGTCTAGCTTGAAGCTTGAAATCAGCTGCTGTGTCTAAAAGAGTTACAAAACTATCACTTGGATTGTATATTCGTGCTGGATAAGCATTACCCCATTCAATCATACCACCATAATCTGTATTCTTAACACTAAGTTTACCAAACGAACCAGTTGAGGTTGATGAACCACTTATGTTTCCACTAGCTTCTATAGTACCTACTACTTGTAACTCATTGGTGGGTGTATTTGAAGAACCAATATGAACCTTACCATCAACAGTAAGATTACCAGCACTCGAACCTTCACTAGCTATATTAACATCCCCACCTTGTGGCATTAATTTTAAAGTACCATTTGAACCTAATCCAATAGAACCAGAATAGTTTGAATTATCTTGTAATCTAATGTATTCACCAAGACTATTCAAAGAGGAATGAACATATTTTATATGCAACATTGTTTGAGCAGAATCTGTTCCTATACCAGTTTGTCCATAACCATGAACATTAAATCTAGTATTACCACTACCATCTCTAACTCTAAAGTTTGTACCAGTACTATTACTACTACCCTTTACACTAAGACCATCATTTCCTAATGTCGCTAGATAAGTACTTCCTTGTGCAGCAACATGAAGATGACCAAACGAACCGGTTGATGTTGATGAACCACTTATCTTTGTAGCATTTGGAAATGTAATATCACTAGCAACCTTCATCCTAACAGAGTTACCAGTCATGAACTCTAAGTATCCACTTGAAGTTCCTCTTATACCATTGTTAGTCCCATTCCAATGTATTTTTTTAAGATTGTCTAATCTTATATGTCCATCGGTAACATTAAGTTTACTATCAATGAATGTGCTGTCTCCACCAATGGTAAGACCATCAGCAATAAATCCTTTAGCAAACGAACCAGTTGAGGATGCTGAACCACTTATTTTTGTTTTTGTTAATGTAAGGATTTGATTTAAATTTGGATGATTATCTACAGTAAATTGTATTTCACCTGTATTAGCACCTGACTTCTTAACTGCGGATATAAAAGCGTCAAAATCATATGCTCTTAATTGTAAGGTTGCTTTTGTATCTACTGTACTATTAGTATTCTCGATTCTCAGTCCGTCACCACCCCAATTTCCATTACTACCACCACTAAACGCTGTTGTGGAATTATCAAACGATATATGACCTTTATAGTAGGGAGCAGCTGTGCCTATACCCAAATTACCATCGTGGTCAATCCTTACTCTTTCAGCAGATGTTCTACCTGTGTAGAATATATGTGAACTTCTTGCTATCGCATCTACCGCTCTTGTCTTATATACGATACTACCATGTTGGTTAAATGGCGCTGAACCACCAGTTCCTGTCATTACTATTTCTGCATCAGCACCATCTGAGGAAGCACCTGTACTAGCTAAGAAACCTGATTGAGCGTAACCTATCTTTAGTCCAGCGTCACCACCAAAAGATACATATCTGTTTTCAGCACCTTCGACATCACCAACCCTAAGATTACCAAACGAACCAGTTGATGTTGCTGAACCACTTATGTTTATACCATCGGTAAAGTTTAATGAAGTGGTAGTTAACCTAAATCTTTCTGTATCAGCAGTACCAAATATTAAATCTTGTGCACCACTTGTTTTTAATATTGTGTGATTACCACTAATAACTTTAAACTCATTAAAAAATGTACTACCATTTTTCATTGTCATAGCTGGAGTAGAATTATCTAATAAAAAATCACCAACAACATGAAGCTCATTTGAGGGCGATGTAGTTCCAATGCCTAACTTACTAGCAAAGTGACCATAACCAAACGAACCAGTTGTAGTTGATGAGCCACTTATATCTCCACCAAAATGTATGTCGTTCCATCTGTAAGTAGTTGAACCTAAATCACGAGCATTAACAGTCGTGTAATCGTAACCAGGTATAATACTCTTTTGAGATTGTACATCATTATTTGCTGATAATTTAAGATTACCACTTCTAGCATCTATATATGTACCACTAAAAGTAGGACCTCCTATTGTACCATTAGCTATAATAACATGACTACGAGCATCGTTGGTGGTATTTACCAATAACTTATTATCTACTACAGCGTTACGAGCAACATCAAGTTGACCAAACGAACCAGTTGAGGTTGATGAACCGCTTATGTTACCACCTATCTCTATATTTTTGCTTGTATCAAAAACCAAAATGTTTTCGTAAGTAGCTGTTGAACCAGCACTCACACCAGAATCAACTCCGAATCTTAATTCATCTGATACTTTGTGTATACGATAGGTAGAACCAGCGTCCGATGATTTATTACCACCACCCTGATTGTATCCATCGAAATAAACAGCTACATTATCATGAGCATAAGGTAAAACAGAAAATAATGGATAGTCATCAGAGTCAGTAGTCATTTGTAAAGCTGGGCCATTCGCTACATTCGAATCTGCTCCATTTATGGATAATCTACCGCCACCGACTCCACCATGTGGTATTGATACAGTACCTATACCTAATTTTTTAGCAAAATGACCATCACCAAACGAACCAGTTGAGGATGCTGAACCGCTTATCTGAACTGCTTGTGTTCCATTAGCAAAAACTATACTACCAGATACATCTAATGAATGTGCTGGATTTGTAGCTCCTTTGTTTATACCAACATAATGTTCTCTACCATTTCCAAGTGCATTGTATATAGTTATTCTATCATGAGCAGTTGTAAGACCACCAGCTGTAATACTAAATCGTGTCGTGGTAGTTGAGTAAGTATTACCAAGTAGGTAACGATGTTGACCACTATTAGCCATCCCTAATCCATAGTAACCGTTACCACCAGTAGATACATCCAATTGTATATCGTTATCCGCTGGAGCTGATATTGCTAATGATGAATTGGTAGGATTAGTTACACCTATACCTAATCTTGGTGCACCACCACTATATTGAAAAGTTGCTACTCTATTTTGAAGGGTACTACCACCAACAATAGCAAATTGACCACCACTACCATTATCAAAATGTTTTAACCCAACATTTAAATTAGCATTACTACCGTGATTATATTTCAAAAATACTTTTTCACCAGTACCTCTAAAATCTATTTTACCAAACGAACCAGTTAAGTTTGATGAACCACTTATCTTACTACCAATAAATAGATGAGTATCGTCAGCGCTATCACCAAATATGGTTGAACCACTGCTGAATGATTGTGTGAGATGTGTAACCGAAGATGATACGATGTATCTTTCTGCTATCACATCACCTACTGCTCTTATGTTACCAGTTACATCTAATGAAGAGCCGCTTATCGCACCTTTTACGTGAACAATACCAGTTCCTTGTGGTTCTAGTATAATATCTTTATTACTTTTTCCTAATAATCTAAAATCAGAACTAGCCTGCATCTCAATGGTTTTAACAGAAGTTCCATTCATGTCAATCTGAATGGCGTCAGCAGTATATCCTAACTTTAATCTACCTGCATGAAAATGTAAATAGTTGTAATCGTTGGTGTCGTGAAAATATATTTTCTTATTAGTAGATAGACGAATATCTCCACCATCTACATGCAACATAGAGTTAGGAGCAGTTGTGCCTATTCCAATCTTATCTGGTATATGAACCGAACCAAACGAACCAGTTGAGGTTGATGAACCACTTATTTTTGTTGATGTAATGTCTAATATATCAGTATCATTAGCTCTAAAGTTCATTCTGTTATCACTATGAAAGTACCTTATACCACCAACGGAATAACTATTCGTATCGGAGAAGTAAAGTAAACTTGCTCCACTAGCTCCACCTAATATTTGTATTTGACCATAAGAACCACCAGCAGTTGAATCTGCTACAAATAAATCTGTATCACCATGAGCAGTAGCAGTTCCTGTTCTTCTTATATAAGCCTTACCAGCAACATGAAGAGCTTCTACAGGACTTGTGGTGCCAATACCCAACTTATTATCAATAAAACCCGCACCAAACGAACCAGTTGAGGTTGATGAACCACTTACTGTTCCCGTATCATCGATGGTTACATTTGAACCACTTACTTTAAACGAACCAGTAATTTGAAACTCATTTCTTCTGAGTCTTGTGGTTAGATAATCATGACCAGCATACGTGTCTATTCCATCTATTCCGTTAACAGTTTGGAATTGACCAAGAATTTCAGCACTATTTCTCATCGCGATAGTTGTGGTTTGTCCTGCTGTACTGCCTGACCTAATCGCAGTTATTTGTCCATCACCTATAAAACCAACATTTACTCCACTCTGACGAGTCAGATGATTATATGAACTTTTGACTGTCAATTCAGGTGCGATAGTAACCACATCAGTAATCTCTACTACACCATTGTCTGTAGTTGTTATGACATTTTCACCATCAGCCTGACTAGTCAAACCATTAGAATCAAATCTGATATTTTGGGTATTTGGATTGTCTAATCCACCAACTGGCATTATTTTTCCGATTTTCATATGACCAAACGAACCAGTTGATGTAGCTGAACCACTTATTTTTGTTGCAGTCCCATCTCTAAATGTATTTATATCGGTTGCAATACTTGCACTTACAGATGTTACAGAACCACTAATACCAACTGCTGTTAAACTTCTTATTAATGTTGCGTTAGAACCAAGTGAACCACTTACGGCAGCAGCATTAAATGGTGTAGAACCACTAATAATACTGGCTAAGTTTGTTCCAATACTAGCTGCTTCTATCTGTCCGCTTGAACTTATATTACTACCGGTAATATTTCCCGAAACATCTTTTCCGTCTACTATCGAAAAATCACCGGCTGGTTCAAATTGTCCTGTTACTTTTACACCCATTATATCTTCCTACACTGTATCCACTAATACAGTAGCATTAGTCATTGTTAATTTATTAGTTGACCTATACACACTATAGTCCTCTTGAAACCCTACAGCATTTGTCACTGTGACATCTGATTGTTGGTTAAATGCAAATGGTAAATTTGTACTGTTATCCTTTAATTGGTACTCACTATCATTATCACCATATCTGTTTGGTATTGCTACTATCACATACTGATTTGTAAATGAACCAACAGATAACGTATTACCGGTTATCGAACCATCATCGTATGAAGTGTTTTTGTTCGTTAGTGATTCTACACTAGCTTCATTGTTAACCCATGCTGAACCAGTACCCCAATAAATATAATTTCTTATCTGATTATTAGTACTAGTCACAAAGGTAGTGGAATGTGCATCTACATTCGGTATCTTACTAGCATATACAAAAAAGTTTTCTGTGTATCCAGCAGTATTAAGATAACTTACTGTTTCTCTCAAAGGTGTTTTAGTGGTAGCATCTGTTCTATCCATAGCAACAGTCAATCTATTTGGATTATTACCACAATACACCTGTGTAACATTTGTATCACCAGTTCTATGTGCAAATGATAAATAATTTGAATCACCGATGGATAATCCAGAAAGTGTTCGTGTTGTATCAGTACCCGTAATACTATTAGCTGCTGCTAGTGTTCTTATGTCTGCTTGATTGAATCCGTTGTTTTTACTTAACTCTCCGTAAACAAATTGGTTTCTAAAATATATCCTTTGGTCTGTAAAATCATCATCGGTATCGGTTCCAGCAGAAGCAAATAATTTAAATCTTATATCATCGTTAGCATTTGGTGGATAAGTAATAACCATAGGATTAGTACCTGTAGAAAAACTTGAACTTAACGGAAACATATCATAGGAGCTACTTACCGAACCATCTACGAAACCTTGAATTTTTGGTGCACCTTCCGAACTACCATTGAACCCATCAGGTGGGCCGTTGTTGTAAGTTGCTGTAAATGTAAGATCTCCCACACCTTTCCACGAGCCTGTTCCAATTAATTGTGGTGATGTAGAATCATTCATATCAAAATCTGCTATTGTGAATACAAAGGTAGCATCAAAAGCGGCAGGAACAAATTTGGTTCCGTTAAATTTTAGAACTTGGTCACGAGCAACACCGGTTGGATTAATATCCGTACCACCTATTTGAGCTAGTCCAAAAGAACCAGTAGAGCTAGATGAACCACTAACATTACCTTTCCTAACTTCAAGGTCGTGATTTAAAATATTTTTACCTATGTATTTTAGGTTTGCCATATTATGTTATTTCCAACACACTCGCAAAAGCTTGTAAATCACCAGCTGCCGAAGCAACAGCTTTTAGTACATCACCAGCTTCTAAATTAATAGGTTTCTCAATAACAAGAGTTGAATCTGCTGGTACGTCTACTGTTTTCATAATGTAGAAATCAGAACCAGCGCTTGTATCCGTTACATACAAATCTATGGTTGCATCATTCGTTCCATCTACATTACTGATGTAAACTGCATGAATAACTCCTGTTGTACCACCAGGTGCTGTGTAAATAGTTGTAGC